CTCCCTGCTACTGCTGATCTTATGTTTGCCCTTATTTCTACTGAAGAGCTCGAGGGGCTTGGACAGTTACTTGTAAAACAATTAAAGAACAGATACAATGATCCAACAATCTATAAGAGATTTGTTGTGGGAATTGACAGGGCCAAGATGAGATTATATGACTGTGAGCAGTCTGCTCAGCAAGATCTTCTTGACAGTAAGAATGAAGAAGAGTATAATTATGAAGAAGACAAACCAAAGAAATCATTTGATGGATTCAAATTCTGATATGGGGTTGACTACTAGAGAGATGCAATCTAAATTGGTTGCCAAAGATACCCCTCATTATTATGAGGTCATTATCAAGAGTCATCCTAATGGAATTCCACAAATACATTGTGGACAAGAGAAAGACGCAATTGATATATGTCAGAGGTATCCTGGATCTGATTATAAGAAGATCTATCTCCCTCACCCCCCAGAGACTGTAAATGTCACTCACATATCAGTAGCACCTGATCCAGAACTTCCTGAACAAAAGATTCTTCCTGAATCTGACCTTGAACCTTTTATCCCAGATTTTCATGACTAAAGTAAACACTAAAGCCTACCTTGATTTTGTCAATGCCGTTACGTCAGAACCGTCCAAAGACTTTGAAGCTTTTGTATATCGTGTCCAAGAACTTGAAGGTGAAGAGTTTCCTGCCGAGCGACTGCTTACTGCTGCTGTAGGGTTGTGTGCAGAGAGTGGTGAGTTCACTGAGATTGTAAAGAAGATCGTGTTTCAGGGTAAACCTGTGAATGAAGAGAACCTCTTCCATATGAAGAGAGAACTTGGAGATATCTGCTGGTATCTTGCACAAGCATGTATGGGACTTGGAACTACTATTGATGAAGTGATTGAAATGAATGTGGACAAACTCAAATCCCGTTATCCTGGTGGAGAGTTTGATGTCCACTATTCTGAAAACCGTAAGGAGGGAGACCTGTGATTAATTTTGAATTGGATGTTAGAAAAGCTGCTGCAGTTAGACAAGCATTGTTTCGTGAACAAGATGGATACACATATGATTCAACATGTGTTCCTCAAAGAATTGTAGAGATCAGAGAAGTTATTCAATCTATTGACACTCAGATTGAAGAAGAATTAAAATCAATTACGACTGAAGAAACTGAAAAATGACATACGACTTCTCCTTCGCACATTCACCAGAGGGTTTTGATAATCACATTGATAGTTCAATTCGTGGTTACTCAAACCTTCTAGAGGATACTGTATCATTTTCCAGATACTTTGTAGAGGACGACACAAAGGTTGTAGATGTTGGATGTTCCACTGGTAAACTTACCAAGATGATCATTGGTAATAATCCAAATCGTAAGAGTGCTCATTATGTGGGTGTAGAACTTGCAGGTGGGTTTTATGATGACCTTGAAGAACGTTATATAGAGATTCGTAGCGACTATCCTTGGGCACTTCTGGAGTGGTATCGTGGAAATGTCACTAACTATGAGTTCAAGAATTGTTCCCTAGTGACCTCATTGTTCACTCTACAGTTCATGCCAAAGACAACTCGTCAAGAGACTATTAATAAGATCTATGATGGATTGAATGAGGGTGGTGCATTTATCTTTGCAGAGAAGTTGATGTGTGAGAATGCCTTCTTCCAAGAACTTCTCACATTCAATCATTATGACTATAAGAGAAAGTCATTCACTGCAGATGAAATCATGGATAAGGAGATACAACTCCGTGATATGTTGAAACCAAACACATGGTCTGAACTCAAAGACATGGTGTTCTCAGCAGGTTTCAAAGACTGTCAAATTTTCTGGAGAAATCATCAGTTTGTTGGTGTGATTGCAATCAAATAATGTGTGGAATTATTGGTGGGTTTGATATCCCACAGATTGAAAAAGGTTTGACCTCTATCATTCATAGAGGTCCAGATAATCAACAGATTGTCCAAATGGATAACATCTATTTTGGACATGTTCGTTTATCTATTATTGACACAAGTTCAGAGTCCAACCAACCATTCAAATATGGTAGGACCACCATGGTTTTTAATGGAACCATTTGGAATTATAAAGAACTAAGAGAGGAGTTTGAAACCACAACACAAGGAGATACAGAAGTGTTGTGTGCACTTCTTGATAAGTATGGTATTGAAGGACTGAATAAAGTTCAAGGAATGTTCGCCATTGCATTCACACAGGGAGATGGATCTATCACCATTGTGAGAGACCGTCATGGTGAAGTTCCAGTCCATTACTCACTCCTCACTGGATTGTTTCCATCATTTAGTTTTTGTTCTGAAATTAAAGGTTTGATTTCAATGGGTGAGAGTGGTAAAACCATTCAGATGTTACATCCTGGTCATTTTCTTACTGTTACCTCTGATTATGATGTGATAGAGGGGTCTTGGTATGACATTAGAGAAAACATTATTGATAGTCATGACTGGAATGATGATGAATCTAAGAAACAAGTTCATGACAGTATTGTTCAGGGGTCATATGAAAGAACAGTATCTGATGTTCCTGTCGCATGTCTTCTGTCAGGTGGAATTGATTCTGCAATAACAACTCTTGTTGCATCAAAACACATTCCAAACCTTGTTACTTACACTGCTGTGTTTGATGAGAAATCAAAAGACTTAAAGTCAGCAAGAGAAGCTGCTAAATATCTTGGAGTTGAGTTACGAGAGATTCAAGTTCAACCCCCAACTAAAGATGACATTGATGATGTCATCAACACTATTGAGATGCCTTATAAAGCACAAGTTGAAATAGGTTATCCATGTGTTCAACTTGCAAAGGCAATAAGTGAAGATGGTTTTAAGGTTATTATGTCAGGTGAAGGAAGTGATGAACTCTGGGCATCTTATGGGATGAGTTATCATGGTATCAAACAACATGGTTGGAATGAATACAGGATTGGATTGTTTGCTTCACAACATCGTAAAAACTTTGCAAGATGTAATAAGATCTTTATGAAGTATGGAATTGAATGTAGACTTCCATTTCTCAACACACAACTTGTTGAAACTGCTCTTGGTTTGAGACAAGACATTGTTTGGGATGGTAAATCAAGACCTAAGGCTGTTCTTCAAGAGGCATTTAGAAATCAACTCCCTGATGACATTATCAATCGTAAGAAACTCGCATTCCAAGATGGTATGAATATCAAATCACAATACGAAGATGTTGTCGGTTCTCCAAAAGAATATTATAATCTAGTCTATAAAAACACATTCTCATGACCAAAATTCCTTACACACTCCAAGATGTCTATGATGGTGAGGCTCAGGATAAGTTTAATGTAATTTCTACATTTGCTGGTGGTGGAGGTTCTTCCACTGGTTATCGTCTTGCAGGTGGTAAAATTCTTTGTGTCAATGAGTTTGTAGAAGAAGCAAGAAACACTTATGCAGAAAATTACCCATCAACTATTATTATTCCTGATGATATTAAGGAGTTGACAGGAAAAGATTTCTTGAAAGCTACTGGTCTCAAACCTGGAGAACTTGATATTCTTGATGGGTCACCACCATGTTCAGCATTCTCTATTGCTGGTGCACATACCATGAAGGCAGGTAAGGGTGTTGCAGAGGCTAATTGGGGTAGGACAAAGGTTTACTCTGATGGGAAGATTGTTGAGAATATTGAAGACTTGTTCTTTGAGTTCATTCGTGTTGCTGATGAGATTAGACCCAAAGTCATTGTTGCAGAGAATGTGAGAGGTCTAACTGTTGGGGAATCTAAGTCATACTATGCAAAGATTACTAATGCATTTGAAGAAATTGGTTATTTGATTACATCAAGAGTACTCAATGCATCAAATTATGGAGTAGGACAAGGTAGACAGAGACTTATTTTTATTGGTGTGAGGGAAGACATTGGAGAAGAGGTTGGGCTAAATACTCTTAATGTCTCTACTCTTTTTCCAGACTCAAGTTCAAAGGTCACAAACCTTGGTGATATTATTGGTGATGTCAAGAATGATCCAGAGGAGGTTAAATTCCTTTTGGATAGGATGAAAAGAGGATCTACTTATCAGTACTTGATTCAGATGCCAAAGAACCCTCAGAAGACTATTAGTGTTGCAGACTATCACCCAAA